ATGCGTAAAATAAAAAAGTTCTATGAAGAACAAGGTAAATGGCCACCTAGAGAGCCTGGGAGTTTATGCTAATGAAAACATACGCATTAGAATTTGTATTATTTGGCTGGCTGGCTTATAATATTGCTATTGAAATAGTAAGTTGGTTTGAACCGGAAGAAGAACTTCAGGCACCACCTGCTATGGAAAATTCACCAGCAGTAAAAATTATAGAAGGTGCAACTGACTTTCCTATAGAAGATAATGTGGCGGGTTAATTACCCGCTTACACTAGATATTGTTTTTGTTAGGCACAATAGATCCATTACCAAATAGATCAACTGAAAAGGTTGGCACGGAAACAAGGAATCGAACCTCAGTTTACAGTTTTGGAGACTGTCGTGTTACCACTACACCATTTCCGCATTGGAGCGGCGAAAGAGAATCGAACTCTTGTCCACAGGGTGGAAACCTGTTATAATAGCCATTATACGACCGCCGCTTCTTGTAATATTTTATATACTAGCATCATATTTAACTAATGGTCAACCTCTTTTATTGGTACAAAGGCATTTAATAACACTAAATACAACATAAGGGATATAATTGATGAGAAAACGCACACGATCTATATTAGAAGAACTCAGTAGTTTTAGACAAACTAACAATAACGATCACCTAGTACAAAGCACAGGCAATAATCTTATTGAAAGTTGTATTAACCTATTGAATTTAATTGCAGAGTCTTATGATCCTGAAACTGCCAGTGAACTAGAACGTAGGTTTATTAACAGTATCAGGAGTGGTGATCCTCGTAAGTTTAAAAGAGGTATAGATAAGATCGTTGAAAGCAAGAATAAGGACAAATAAATGATATTAAATGAGGGTGGCAATATTTTCAAAAATGCTGAAGGACAACCAGCAACCCAGCGAATTAATCAAGCAGATGTTGAACCTACACTTAAATGGTTAGAAAAGATTACAGGACTTAACCATGTAGATAATATGCTAGGTAGCACAGGCATCAAGCCAACTAGTGGCGACTTAGATGTTGCAGTAGATAAAACAAAAGTTGACAAAGGTAATTTAGTTAACACCCTTACTGCTTGGGTAAACAAAAATCACCCTGGAGATGAAATTAAACAATGGATTGTAAAGAGTGGTATCAGTGTACATTTCAAAACACCAATCAACGGAAATGAAAAATTAGGATTTGTCCAAACAGATTTAATGTTTGGTGAGCCACAGTTTATGAAGTTTGCTTTACGTGGTGCCGCTGACAGTGAGTTCAAAGGACAACACAGAATGATATTGTTAGCAAGTATTTCTAAAGCATTAGGTTACAAATGGTCGCCTACAAACGGATTAGTTGACAGACTTACAAACAAAGAAGTATCTAAAGATCCAAACGAAATAGCAAAAATACTTTTAGGTGATGGTGCAAAAGCAGATGACCTTAGAAGTGTAGAAACAATTAATGCTAAAATTAAAAACGATCCTAACTACGAAGCATTAGTACAAGACGCAAAGGACTTCTTTGAAAAAGAAGGGTTGAAGTTACCGTAATGCGTAGTGAAGAATTTATTGTAGAAGCAGAAGCACGTATCCAACACGCAGAAGATTTAGTATTCTGGGAAGGTAGTAAAGGTGCTATGAGAGCCGTTAACAGTTTAGCCAACATGGCTAAAGGAGATGGACACAAAGCCGCAACAATCAAATGGGACGGGTCACCAGCAGTAATATTTGGGCGTGACCTAAATGGTGATTTTATTTTAACAGACAAGTCAGGCTTTGGTGCTAAAGGTTATGATGGCAAACCTACCAATGGAGAAGACTTAGAAGGTATGCTACTTAATAGAAGTGGCGGAAAGAACAAAGACAACCCAAACTACAGAGCATTTGCAGGACGTATGAAAAATGTTTTCAAAGTGTTTGAGTCAGCAGTTCCAACTAGCCATCAAGGCTACTTTAAAGGTGACCTTTTATATTTTAGCACACCACAAGAAAAGAATGGACGTTTTATTTTTAAACCTAATACTGTCACTTATAGTGTAGACGTAAACAGTGAAGTAGGAAAAAAGATTGCCAAGTCACAGACTGGTGTAGTAATTCATAGAGAGATGGACGAAGGTGGCACCGAAGCACCCATCAAAAACTTTGATATGTTTGAAGGGACTAGTTTACTAGTTCTTCCTCCCGTGCAGGCTCAGGCGGCACCTGAAGTTGACATGGCACAAATAAAGTCATTGTCAAGTTTAGTACAATCAAACGGGCCTGCAATTGATAGTTTCTTAGATAGATCTAAACTGGCGGCAATGAAAGTTTCAGACTTTTCGCAAATACTTTATACATACCTAAACAGTAAAGTAGATAAAGGATTAGATAACTTAGGTAAAGATTTTGTACAATGGCTTACTACAAGCAAAGTAAGTAAACCTAAACAAGCAAAATTAATAGAATACGTAAAAGAAAACATACAGGCATTTCAGGCTATCTGGCAAACAGTTAATGGTATTATGAAAGTCAAAGATAATATTATTGATCAACTAGAACAACAGTCTACAGACATCAAGGCAAGTATTGGGAACACCCCAGGCGGTGAAGGATATGTACTTCAAAACCCAGGCGGTGATATTAAATTAGTAAACCGCTCAGGGTTCAGTAAAGCCAACAGAGCAGTACAACGATAGGAGAAGACAATGGTAAAAGCAAATGACTTCATCGATGATTTAGAAATGCTTAAAAAGGGTATTGACCCGGCTGATATCGACGATGATGGTGGAGAAGGATTTTCAGGAGTACCAATGTTTGTGCAACTAGGCAAAGTTCTAGATAGTGCAGGTAATCCAAATCCAGTTACAAAAGTTAAGACAGATGATGGTAAAGAGTTTGACATTGATGTTGCTAAAGCAAAGACTTTAAGAATGCTTATGACAACAGATAAGATTAAGCCTAACCTACGTAATGACTTAACTAAAGACCTACAAAAAGCAGATGGCTTAGGTTACTTCTTAGAAAAAGAACCTAAAGAATATATTCAGGCTTTTGTTGACAAATATATGAAGCAGTAAGATAATGGAATTAGAATTTCTAAACGAATTACATGAAGCGAGAATGACTCGCAACAGTTCGGACCAAGCAAAGTTGACTTATACGGATTGTTGCGAGAGACTCTATTTGAGTATGTTAAGTTTAGAATTACTAAGACGCTTTCCAGGATCGTTGCCCACAGCCAGAGGCTATGCAAGAAGAACTACTTCATATGGTCCTTTTAACTATTTTAGAATGACAGCAACTGACCTATACAATTTTATATACTTTGTAGATGGTGACGAAAAAGCATTAGACAAGTTAAAAGATCCTGCTAGTGCTAAGATGCAAAGAGCAAGAACTAAACCGCCTATTATGGCAATGAATAGATACTTGTATGCTGTCGCAAACAATAGTGCAGTTAATCAAAGTGAGTTCTTTGTTAGACTAGAAAATGCAATTAACATAATAAATTCTGATTATAAAAGTATTAGAAGAAACATATTTTCTTATCCAGGACTATCTTCTAAAGCAAAAAAAGAAACTGTAACAAAACTTATACTTGCTGTCAGAGCCAAGTTAAGAAACAGTGATATAATTGAGTATGTTGAAAAACTTGTTGCAGTAAATGACTTAGAAGATTATAGAGTAAAAGATAATGAACCAACAGTTAGTATGCCAGATGTTACTGCACCTAGTGGCACTGACTTACAATACTATAGATATATTGTAGGTGCTAAAGGTTTAGTAGGCACAAAGAAATTTTTAGATACAGCAGGTGCAGGTAAAACTGTTCCAGCACCTTTTGTACAAGCATATCTACCAGCAATTAAAATGCTAGATAATATAGTAAAAGGTGGTCCAGGATTCATACAAATGCTAAGATCACTGGAAAAACGAGCCAAATCAAGCCGTAAATAACCAAAATCTTCTTAATCTTATAAATATTATTAACCAACTAACAGAGAAATGTTAGTTGCCATTAGAGAAACTTAAAGGAGAAATAAAATGGCAGGCGTAGCAAGAACAACAGGTGTCGGTCACGCACACGCGACACTTTACACAACAGCAAACTTAGGTTTTTACGTAGTAGACGCAGGCGCTGATATCAGCGGCGAAGGCGGAATTGGTAAAGCCTTAGAACTATTAGCACAAGCAATCAACCCAATCGCTTTCAACTCAGAAGGTACTGCAGGTTTAGTTAACATCGTAGTTGACGACTCTCAGTGGGACGCGGATGGCTTACAAGCGGCAATCCGTGCTTTAGGTTCAACTGCAGGTTCAGGTGACTATGATTTTACAGGTGCAACTGTAACAGCAGGTGGACAGTTCATCGTAAGTGCATAATAACACTTAACGATTAACTTGCTTTAAAGTTAACGAAAAGGCCTCGGATTTATTCGGGGCCTTTTTTTATGGCTATAAGTAATACTATGAACTTCAAGGTATTAACACTTATTGATATAACGCAGACTGGTCAGAACAAGTTTAAAAGCGAAGACCGTGAAGCAATCAATCAACAAGCAAATTGGAATACTTTCTTACAGGTACTAGGTATGAGAGCCAATCCATACTTTGAGTTCGCTCCAAAGATGACTAAAATGGAAATAGAAGGCTTTGGATTTGGCGAAAGTTTCAAGGGTGAACAAAACGTTTGGGAGTTTGACTTCAGTGTTGAACAAGAAGGTGCTACAAGTGTAGACGCACTTAAAGAAGACTTTGATCTTATTCCAGTTATTGCAGGTCTTACTGAATCAATTACGGTAAATAATACTGCTTTTAGGACTACAGGAAACAGTACCAATATAGTCTTTATCCTAGTAGATAATGAGCAGACTCCGGTAGTATAAATACTACTGTTAATAAGATTAGGCAACTTTACATCTAACACCAGGCGATTTTAATAGGCCCCTTGCACGATAAACGCAATGGAGAGATAGAGATGGCAAAAGCCACAGAACTAGAAAAAGAAAATTTAGAAGCACACGTTGACCTTTGTGCCCAACGTTATGAAGTATTAGAAGGACGTCTTGACAAGATTGAAAAGAAAGTCGAGCATATCCACAGCGACATAACACATGGTAACAAAGCAATGATCAAGGTGCTTGTTGGTGCTACAGGCACTATAATAGCAGGATTGCTTTCAACTATCGTTGTGATCCTAATCAACTTCAATTAATACTAATCCATTTTAAACATAAATACACGTATGCTAGTACGTGAAATAACAGAATCGTTATCTGAGAAGCAAATCTGGGCAAGGTCTGGTAAAAAGGTCGTGCGTAAGTTTCGTTGCACGACAGGTAGACGTAAAGGCAGAATTGTCAAACAAATGTCACAATGTTTTGCCGCTCCGAATATCAAAGCCAGAATCACTTTAAAAAGAACCAGAGCACGTATTGGCGGACGTATGATGCGTAAAGCACGTAGAACTAAACGTACTAATCCCGCATCACGTAGAGTACAAGCATTAAACAAAGCGAGTAGGAGAAGATAATGAAAATATTTGAATTAGGTGAAGTACTAGCAAAAGAAGAATTCACTAACATTCCTTTTGACACTTGTCCTACTTGCGGCGATGCTATAACACATGAATCACAACTAGGCGAAAAGAAAGATGCTTGTTACCATAAAGTAAAAAGTAGATACAAAGTTTGGCCTAGTGCTTATGCAAGTGGAGCCTTAGTTCAGTGCCGTAAGAAAGGTGCAAAGAACTGGGGTAATAAGAGTAAAAAGTAATGAGAGCAAAAGAGTTTATAGAAGGCACTCGCTGTTGGAAAGGTTACGAAAAGAAGGGCATGAAAACCATGTTCGGCAAACGTGTACCTAACTGTGTCAAGCGAGAAGATATAGACTTTTGTGTAAATTGTGGCAACTTATTATTTGCAGAAGGTCTTGATGAAAACCTAAAGAAATGGTTTAAAGATAAATGGGTGCGTTTTGGCCCTGATGGTAAGATACGTGGCGATTGTGCTAGAGGCTCCGACTCAGAAGGTAAACCTAAATGCTTACCAAGATCAAAAGCACATTCATTAGGTAAGAAGGGTCGTAAAAAAGCCGCAAGTAGAAAACGTAGAAAAGATCCAGATGCTGATAGACGTGGTAAAGCAAAGAATGTGAAAACAAAATGAAGATAGCAGAACTAACAGAAGGTGTTGTGCAGATATGGGGAAGAAACAAAGGTAAACTTGTCCGTAAGTACCGTTGTACTTCTGGGCAACGTAAAGGACGTATTGTTGCTAAACCAAGTACCTGTGCCGCACAGAAAAAAGTTGGATCTGCGTTAAATATAAAGAGAGCCAAGGCTAGACGTGGTAGTGTTATGAAAGTTAAGACTCAACGTATTAAAAGAGCAGGAGGTTTAACAAAACGTTTAACAACTGCTAACAAGCCAGCAACTCAACGTAAATATAAAAAGCCTACAAGAAGTAAAAACTTTAGAATAGGCAAAAGGACTAAAAAATAATGAAAGCAAAAGAGTTTACAAAACCTTTAGAAGAAAAAGAGATAGTAGAAATAGTCCCTGCTATCGCGGCTACCGTAGGTAGAGTAGGTGCCCAGATGGGTAGTGCGGCCGCAAAGGCTGGTGCTAAGATGGGTACTCAAGCAATGAAGATGGGAGCCAAGACTGGAGCCAATCTTGCTAAAGGAATAGGTAAACAAGCAGTCAGTAGTATTGCTAAGGCACAGAGCAATATTGCTAAATCTATATTGAAAAAAGGAAATACTTTAACCTTACCACAGCAAGGAGGGAGTGGAGAGGCAGAATTTGATATTGACGATGTTTCAGGCGATAGCGTCGTTTTAAAAAATCCAAAACCAAAACCTGGTGAACCAAATGCGTTCGTTTATTCTAAGAAAGACTTAGACCAAGTAGTCAAGTCCAAAGCAGACCAGGCCGTTAATACGCCTCAGGCGAAGAAGGTAGTGTAATGAAAATTATAGAAATATATAATGGCATTACCACCCAAGTTTCAAATGAGGAATCAGATGTACTAAACAGATTAACAGATATTAAACCTTTAATATCGTTTACAGATAGAGAACAATTCATAATTGAGAATCTAATACGTAAAGCACTTGTAACTAAAGTACGTAATAATGGGATGGTAATGGTAATCGCCAATGAAACTGAACAATCAAAAACTTCGTAACGATCTAGATGCTATAATGGAAAAGGGCCTTAATAGGGTCCATATGCCATATGCAAAAGGTAAAAGTGTTAGAATACGTAACACAGTTATACGTGAAACTAAACAAGGATTTTTAGTGTTTGATGTAAAAACACACAAACGAATTGGGGAGTTTTTCAGTAAACGTGGTGCTATTGCTTATGCTAAAGCACGTGAAAAGAGTAATAATGTAGACTGTATTGATATAGCAAACCTGGACAATATGCTATGTAAACACTATATGGACTCATTATTTTTTAAGAATACCATTGAAAAAACCACTGATTCTGTGCGAAGAGAAGCAACAGAGATACGTTTTGAGATATCAAAAGACAAAACTTATGATTTGATCGCTCAGATTGATAGGTATATATTTGATTAAGATTGATAAATAATATTAATGTAAGGGAACAGTACTATGAAGTTAAACGAATTAAAAGCACCATTGACAGCACAGGCGTTGAATGAAACGTTGGCTAAAACATTTGGTAAAAAAATAGCATTAGAAAAATTTACTACTGAGCAATTAGAAGATGCTCGTAACAAATTAAGAACACAACTTTCTCAAGTAGAAATGAGTGAGAAGTTTGAAACTGTTAACAAAAGCGATACATACCAAAAAGCAAAACTGTTCCTAGATGTTATCAATGCTGAAATGACAGAACGTGAAAAAGCGAAACCAGACTTCTTAGACATGGACAAAGATGGCGATAAAAAAGAGCCAATGAAGAAAGCAGTTAAAGACAAGAAAGCAAACGAAGAACTTTCTGCAAAACAAAAGAAATTACCAGCAGGCTTACAAAAGGCTATTGCTAAAAAACAAGGCGGCGACAAAGCCGACGATAAAGAAGATGTTAAAGAAGCCAAAGAAGGTAAAATGCCTTCGAAAGCACACGTAATGAAAATGATCAAAGACGGCAAAAAAGAAGCAGACATGATGAAAATGCATCCTGATGCTGACAAAGAAAAATTAAAATCCTTAATTAAAAGTTGCAAAAAAGAAATGAAAGAGTCTGTAATCAGAGAAGGTGCAGAAGAACAAGCAACTTTAACAATGGCCGCTAAAGACATGGTGGACAGAATCACAGGCTGGATGGAAGACACAGCAGAAATGCAAACTGAATCAATGCTAGAACTAGGCGACAAGATCAGGGACGAACTAGGTAGTGAGAAAAGTGAGCAATTCATTGGAACTGTAAAACCAGCATTAGAACAACTTTACACAACATTCGAAACTACTAGAGAAGCACTATCAAATGGCGTAGCCATTGTAACAGGCGAAGGCGGACCGGAAATGATGCCAGGTGATGACGCAGAAGCAGAAGCACCAGCAGAGGAACCAGCAATGGAACCAACAGTTGACCAAGAAGCCGATGCTGAAGCACCAGTAGAAGATGAATTTGCGGCTAGTGAACCTGCTACAGGCGGAGAAGAAACTGCCGACAGGGGCAAACGAGAAAGCATATTAAGATCAAGACGCTTAGGTCAGTTACTAACTGACTCAAAAAAAAAGGCCTCACAGTAACTGAAGACGAAGACTCCAAGTCAATCCTTGTAAAAGTATTTAGAAATTTGATAGGTAGTGCTGATAACCAAGATCAGCCTGCCTATCTTTCTTTTGATGCACTCAACAACATAATGAAAAACATGAAAGCACCACAATTTGATTATGATGGCTTCAAAGTTTTATATGATGCTAATCCAGATCTACAACCATTAGTAAAAAACTTTGATCAAGATGGTGTTGAATTAAATACAAAATCCACTGCATCAGGAGACGATGCAACTGTACCACAAGACGATACAGGTGCAGTTGACAAAATGGCTCAAAGAGCAACTACCTCAGCACTTTCATAAAACACTTGACATTTTCTTTTTTTTGTTATATATTATAACACATAGGAGTATTGAATGTCAGAAACAATAAAAATTGTTCCCAACCTAGTTTGGAAGTATAATTACTCTTCTGGTTTTGATGTAAACCAATTTAAAGAATATTTAAACAAAGAAGCAGAACTACATCAAACAGAAGGAGACGGTGGCAAGTCTACTGCTGGACACGAAAATGGTCCACATGAATGGCCATGTAATGCAGACTTTATGCAATGGCTTTATCCTAAATTAGAAGTCGCCGCAAAGGAATGGGATTTAGATTATACCGATTTAGTTTGTACTGGCAGTTGGACAAACATACACGTAAAAGGTGCTCATACATTACCACATGAACATGGCTCTACAAGTATTGTTGTCAGTGCCTATGTAAAGAATCCAATTGACGGAGGCAATATTGAATTTGAACAATTACTTCGAGACAAATGGGTAGCACAGAGTAGAAAACCAAAAAGCACTATACACGACTATTGGCGTGAGATTAATGTTAAAACAAATGATGTATTATTATTTCCTGGTTGGCTGACACATAAAACCCAGGCAAGTGATAGTGATGAAGATAGAATTGTGTTTACATTAAATATAGAAGCAAGAAATAGAAATTGGTTTAGGGTATAGGAAGGGAAATTAATGCATAAAAGACCAGACGGAAGAACGCAAGTAGATATTAGTCAAGATCCAAACTTTCATAGTGCAAACAATCAATGGATTATAGATAACAAATGTCCTTTTTATGAAAAGTTTTTGCCTTTGTTTGATCATGAAAACAGAGGAATAGATGAAAGCGATATAAAAACTACATTCAATGGTTATCAGTATGATATTACTCCTGCAATACTTCCTGAGTTTGGGGGTAGTGTTGTAAGATCAGATAAGATGAATCCAGATAGTCCTGAAGTAGCAGGCTTTCCTAGTAGCGACACACTGAAAGAAACTACATTTGAACCTAGTGTAGCATCTAAGTTTCCTCCTATTGACAAAGAAAAATTTAACGGTATTGATTGGCAAGAATTATATGAATGGGTTATGAGTCGCATACGTCATTATCAACTGCCTATTAAAAATATTAAAGTAAGCAAGACTTGGTGTGTTGATTATTATGATTATGGATACCAAGCAATACATCATCACGGTCCACTTTGTATTAGTATGGTTATGTTTATGGATGATCAGCAACAAGTGTCAGGCAGTGAGAATGGAATGACTGCACAAAACGGAATGCTTTATACGTTGATGCCACACCCAGATGGTACAATGCTTTATAATCAATTTGGTCCTTATCCAGGTAGAACTATTATTATGGACGGAAGAGTATGGCATGGTGTTTATCCATGTAAGGCTCCAAGAAGAAGTTTTGTAGTAGACTTTGACTTTGAATATTATAAACCTAACGAAGTAATTCCTGGAATGCAAATGCAGTTAAATCCAGACGTTTCACCTAATTGGCCGAGGAAATAAATTGTGTCATTAATCAAACAAAAGTACAACTATGAAGAAATCAAACGTGTTTCTACAGAAGGTAAACGTTTATATGCTTGTCCTGATGGAAATAGTGTTGCAAGTGTAACAACTATACTAGACAAGACTAAAGACAAAACGGCTTTATTGGCTTGGAAGGCAAGAGTTGGTGAACAAAAAGCAAAAGAAATAGTTACAGAAGCGGCGGGTGTTGGTACTCGTATGCACAAATTTTTAGAAGATTACATTAACACAGGTGACTGGCCTACACCAGGTAGCAATCCTTATTCAAAGCAGGCTCATTCAATGGCTGAAGAAATAAAAACAAATGCTATGAATGATGTTGATGAAATATGGGGTACAGAAGTAAATTTATATCATCCTAAAATATATGCAGGTACAACAGACCTTGTAGGAGTCTACAAGGGTAAACCTTGTATTATGGACTTTAAGCAGACTAATAAGCCTAAAAAAGAAGAATGGGTAGACGATTACAAACTTCAACTAGTAGCCTATGCTCTAGCACACAATGAAATATATGGCACTACAATTAACGAAGGCCATGTGTTTATGTGCAGTAGAGACGGGTTATATCAGCAATTTGACCTACTACCAGAGGACTTTAAATCCTGGGAAAGCAAATGGTGGGATAGAGTATATCTGTATTACGACAAGTATTTTGTATAAATATACTTGTAAGGAGATAAACTTGTGGCAATAGTACAAATATCACGTATTCAAGTCCGTAGAGGGCAAAAAAATCAAGGTTCAGGAGTACCACAACTAGCAGGTGGTGAGTTTGGTTGGGCAGTAGATACTAGAGAACTTTACATTGGTAATGGATCTGTATCAGAAGGTGCACCAGCAGTAGGTAACAGTAAAATCCTTACAGAACACGATAACCTATTTAATTTTGCAAATACATATGAATACAAAGCAACTGTTGACACTTTATTCACAGGAACATCTCCAACTGCTCCAGTTACAAGAACATTACAACAAAGATTAGATGATACAGTAAATGTACGTTCATTTGGTGCCATAGGTGATGGTACTGATCAAACTGTTGTTTTGCAAAGAGCATTAGATCAATTATATTTGAATTCAGCATCAAAAGGATCTGTTAGCAGTAGAGTACAACTTTTAATTCCAGCAGGTACATATAATTTGTCAGCAAGTTTAAAAGTACCACCCCATGCTACTATTATAGGTGAAGGCAGTGAGAAAACTGTAATTACACAAACAGGCAACTTTCCAATTTTAGAAACAGTCAATGAAGGAAGTAATCCTGGATCATATGCTTTAGATGCCACAAGTACATTTAACAATCAAGCAAGAAAAATTACAATAAAAGGTTTAACACTTACAAATAATTCTACGAACACAGGAATCAAATTACAAAGTTGTAGAGCAAGTCACTTTGAAGATTTAGTAATTAAAGGTGCATGGACTTCTGGTGCGGCACTAGGTGCTGATCAAATTGGTATTAGATTAAACAGTTTATCAACTAGTGTAAGTTCAAATGATAACACATTTAAAAATATTAAAATTGAAGGTTATGCATTTGGTGTACTATCAGATTTTGATGTTGTGGATAACTTATTTGACAACTTAGATATTTGTATAGTAGGACATGGAGTAGTGTTTGGCCTTAACACAACTATTGGTTCTCAAGGACAACTTACTGGTCCACAAAGAAATATTGTTACTAATAGTAAGTTTAGAGATATTGATAGACATGGTTATATTGTAAACATTGGAAACTATAATACAAGTTCTAATAACAGTTACGTAAGTGTTGGTAACAATGGTGGTGCTAATGCAAATGCATTGTATTCAACTATTAAATTTACAGAAGGTACTGCATTAACTAATATTTCAGATAATGACTTCTTTGATAGAACTGCTGATCTTTCTTACAATCAAACACTTATGTCAGGTTATCCTTATATACCTGATGTAGAAGGTCCAGGCATTTATCAAAATAACTTTAGTTATAGAATACCAATTGTACAACAAAATACTTTTGTTAGGATATTAAGAGCATCTGGAGACCAATCTAAAACTATTGAAATAGAATATATCTATAAGAGCGGTAGTGTAAATGCTATTCGTTCAGGTACATTAGAAGTATTGGTAAACAGAGCAGACGGAACTACACAGATTGTAGACCATAACACTTATTTAGGTGACAACACCTACAGAAACAATCTTGAATTTAGAGCAAGTTTGTCAGATGAAAACAGTGATGCGGCTACAGATACTATCATCATCGAGATGAAAAATACTACAACTAGCGATTCAGGAACTATTTTATTTAAAGTTAAGTATAAGTCTTAATGAAAAAACAATACGAGATCCTTCTTAAAGATTGGATTAAATTCAGAAACACTTTAGAAACTAGCACAACACCTTTTGAAGATGTTATATGCTACTATAATACACTCGCAAAGTGTAAATTAAGTGTTGATCCATGGGATAAGAAGACTTGGCCTACTCCTTGGGAACTTGTTCGCCAAAATCAAATTTGTGACTTTACAAATAGCCTCGGAGTATGTTATAGTTTACAATTAACTGATAGGTTTTCTCAGAACAAATTTGAGATACATATCAGTACAGACACAATTAATAATGAAGTACTATATCCAGTGTTTATTGATGAAGAGTATGTTTTATGTTACAAGTTAAACGAAGTTTGCCAAATGACGGATTTACCCACAAGTTTAGTATCACAACGCATATATCATCTACCGCCACTGCAATAAATACTTTGTCATTAAGAATTATTAAAATTTAGGGAAAAAGATTAGGAGATTAAAATGTCAAATGGCGTAGGCATCCACATTCGCAAAAGAGACGGAGAACTTGTTCCGTTAGATATTAACAAAATTCATTTCGTAGTAGAAGAAGCCTGCGAAGGTTTATCAGGTGTGAGTGCATCGCAAATTGAAATGACAGCAAACATACAATTCTATGATGGTATGAGTACTGCTGAAATACAAGAAATTTTAATTAGAAGTGCTAATGACTTAATTAGTTTGGAAAATCCTAACTATCAATATGCCGCGGCAAGATTACTTCTTTATCCCATTTACAAAGAATCGTTTGGACAATACCAAGCAATTAGTTTAGATAAAATTATTAAGAAAAATATCGAACGAGGTGTTTATGATTCTGCAATTCTTGACAAATACACAATAACTGATTTAAAACAATTAAACAAATACATAAAACATAAACGTGATGAAAATTTTACCTACGCAGGTCTACGTCAAGTTGTGGACAAATATCTTGTACAAGATAGAAGCACAGGTGAAATTTATGAATCTCCGCAGTTCATGTATATGATGATTGCGGCAACTATTTTTGCAGACTATCCAAAAGAAAAACGTTTATCTTATGTAAGGAGATATTACGATGCGACCAGTCTTTTTAAAATCAATATCCCGACGCCCGTTATGGCCGGTGTCCGCACACCTCTTAGACAATTTGCTTCATGTGTACTTGTGGATAGCGATGATACCCTTGCTAGTATTTTTAGTTCCGATATGGCTATTGGCAGGTATACTGCGCAAAGAGCAGGAATAGGAATTAACGCAGGACGTATTAGAGCAATCAATTCTAAGATTAGGGGTGGTGAAGTAGCACATACAGGCGTTGTCCCATTTCTAAAAAAGTTTGAAGCCACTGTAAGATGTTGTACACAAAACGGAGTACGTGGTGGAAATGCAACAACACACTTTCCAATTTGGCATTATGAAATCGAAGACATTCTGGTGCTGAAGAATAACAAAGGCACAGAAGATAATCGAGTAAGACGTTTAGATTATTCAATACAATTGAATAAACTTATGTATGAAAGACTTCTGACAGATGGAGACATTACTTTATTTTCTCCACATGATGTACCTGACCTTTATGAAGCATTCTTCAGCGACCAAGAAAAATTTAAAACTTTATATGAAAACTATGAACGCAAAACTTCTATAAGGAAAAAGAAGATAAATGCCATGGAATTATTTTCTGCTCTTATTAAGGAACGTGCAGAAACAGGACGTATGTATATTATGAATGTTGATCATGCAAATACACACAGTTCATTCAAAGACACAGTTTATATGAGTAACCTATGTCAAGAGATTACTTTACCTACAAAACCTTTGCAACACATTGACGACAAAGAAGGTGAAATAGCATTATGTATTTTAAGTGCTATTAATGTAGGTGTTATCAAAGACTTAGATGACTTAGAAGATTTATGTGATCTTGCAGTAAGAGCCTTAGATGAAATTATTGAATACCAAAAATATCCTGTAGAGGCGGCAGAAATATCAACTAAAAGAAGACGTTCTCTTGGTATAGGATACATTGGGTTAGCACATTACCTTGCTAAAAATCAAGTTAAATACAACGACAAAAAAGCATTAACTAAAGTCCATGAACTTACAGAAGCATTCCAATATTACTTACTTCATGCATCTGCTACTTTGGCCAAAGAAAAAGGTAAGTGTGAATACTTTGATAGAACAAAATATGCAGATGGTATATTACCAATTGATACATATAAAAAAGATCTTGACGAAGTATGCAACATTAAATTAAAATATGATTGGGAAGATCTTAGATCATATATCGGTGAACACGGTTTACGGCACTCAACATTGTCCGCACAAATGCCATCAGAGAGCAGTTCCATTGTGTCGAATGCAACAAACGGAATCGAACCACCACGAGGATACTTGTCCATTAAGAAGTCGAAGAAAGGGCCTCTTAAGCAGATTGTTCCGCAGTATCAAACCTTAAAGAATTTCTACACGTTGTTGTGGGAAATGCCTAGTAACGAAGGGTATATCAATGTAGTAGCAGTTATGCAAAAGTTCTTTGATCAGGCTATTAGCGGTAACTGGAGTTATAACCCAACACACTTTGAAAACAACGAAGTGCCTATGAGTGTTATGTTACAAGATATGTTAACTACCTACAAGTTAGGTTGGAAAACAAGTTACTATCAAAACACTTACGATCTTAAACAAGATCCTAGTGAAAATGAAGAAGATATTAAGACAGAGATAAGTAATACGTTTGAACCCCAATTAGAAGAAAAAGAATTGGAAGAAGAGGCGTGTGAATCTTGTACAATTTAGCATTGACAAGTAAATACAAATAGTATATAGTAGTAGAAATAGTAGAGGAGTTAGCAAAGTAAAATGGCTAAAACAGTTTTTAATCAGGAAAAGGTAGACTTTACCAAGCAGAATATGTTTTTTGGTAAGGATCAGAACACACAACGTTACGATACATTCAAATTCCCAGAGTTTGATAAGTTAAATCAAACAATGCTAGGATATTTTTGGAGACCTGAAGAAGTTTCTCTACAGAAAGATCGTTCAGACTATAATACATTTAGACCAGAACAGAAACATATTTTTACAAGTAACTTAAAATATCAAACACTATTAGATAGTGTACAAGGTAGAGGTCCATGCTTGGCTTTCTTGCCTTATGTTTCCCTACCTGAACTAGAAGGTTGTATTGTTACTTGGGACTTCTTTGAAACTATTCACTCACGTTCATATACACACATTATGAAAAATGTATATGCTGATCCAAGTGAAGTGCTAGATACTATTTTAGATGACAAAGAAATTATTAAAAGAGCAACATCTGTAACTAAAAACTATGATTTATTTACAGAGGCTTGTGATAACTATTTCCACAAAGGAAAAGGCGACATAAAAGAAGTTAAAAGATTATTGTTCTTAGCAATGATGAATGTTAATATCTTAGAAGGACTAAGATTTTATGTTTCATTTGCTTGTACTTTTGCTTTTGGTGAACTTAAACTGATGGAAGGTTCAGCAAAGATTATATCGCTTATTGCACGTGATGAAGCAACACACCTAAACTTATCAACACACATTATTAAACATTGGTTACGTGGTAATGATGATCCAGAGATGGCTAAAATTGCAAAAACACTTACTGATGATGTATATGATATGTGGCGTAAGTGTGTTGAAGAAGAAAAAGCATGGGCAAAACACTTAATGAAGAACGGATCTATCATTGGTCTTAATGAAAGACTACTTGGTGATTATGTTGAATACATTGCCAACAGAAGACTTAAGGCTCTTGGTTACGATCCTATTTTCAACCAACCATCAACAAACAATCCGCTACCATGGACACAACATTGGTTATCAAGTGCAGGACTACAGGTTGCTCCACAAGAAACTGAAGTTGAAAGTTATGTGATTGGCGGAATTAAACAAGATGTAAACAAAGAATCACTCAAAGGATTTAAACTATAATGACTGAAGAATTAAGCACAGTGGTATATTCAAAACCTAATTGTCCTTCTTGTGTTAAAGCAAAGGCTTTACTTAAGAACAAGAATATACCTTATGTTGAAAAGATCATTGGACAAGATATTGCAGTAGAAACACTACTGAAAGAGTTTGAAGTAAACGGTCTTCCAGCACCAAGAACTGCTCCACAGGTAATTTTACATGGTAAGTATGTAGGAGGCTATGAAAAATTAGTCGAATACATGGACAGCCATGGTATGAACTATAACCACTAGGAGTAGTAATGTTAATAGAAGTTCCATATAAAAACGGAGATGTTGTAACCGTTAAAATGAAATCTGGTGAAGAACTAGTTGGAAAATTAGAAGCATCAGACGATATATCAATTAAACTTGCAAAACCTTTGACACTTGTTGCATCACAACAAGGAATTGGTTTACAGCCGTTTTTATTTACTGCTGATATTAACAAGTCTTATGTTATAAAATGGGAGGCAATTACTTTGGTAGCGCCTACCAAAAAAGAGTTTGCTGACACTTATTCACAGTCAACAAGTGGATTAGTATCGGCACCAGCAGGCCTGGCTGACTTTGTTAAGAAGTAAATCGCCATTTTAGGCGTTTGTATGCCAGATTTATTAAACAACAATACAATTACATATA